CCTTCGCCCAAATGGTTAATTAAAAATTTACTTTCCTTCGGATTCATAGTTTTTAAAACATTCCCCATAAAAGGCAATAAGCGCCAATTATGGATATTAAAACGGGAGGGATAAGATGGACGCAACCGACTATATGAAGCATTGGAGCCAACGCCAAGTCTGGACTCATTACGCTTGGCCGAAGCACCAAGCCCGGTTTAATATTTTGGGGGAACTTTGCATAGGGCCTCGGGCGATCGACGTCGGATGTTGCTATGGGCATTCGACGGAAGAGCTTGCGAAAAGATACCGGGCCGAATGGGCCGGCCTGGACTTCGACGCGGGCGCTATCATGAAAGCAAAAGAACTTTTCCCGGAAAGGGCCTTTTATTACGCCCCGGATCATCATTTATTCGAAGTTTGCGGTACATGGGATTCCGTTATTTGTTCGGAAGTTTTGGAGCATATCGCGGACGATTCCCATTTTGTATCCGCTTTAAAATCAATTGTCGGAAGCCGGTTAATCATTTCGACACCTTCCCAGCGGGTATCGGATCCGGGCCATTTGCGGGTTTATACCCGGGCCAGCCTTCAAGAACTATTTAAAGACTGGAAAGAAACCGCCCTTTTCATCGAAGGGCCGTATTTCTTCGGGGTATTCGAACCTTGATTAACCCGGCCGAAAGGGAAATAGTAATACGGAAGGTTCCGGGGGATCCGGCCCGGGGGATTATGGACAAAGGAATATTATTGGTTAGGAAAACTATTCAAGGATTCGACATGGTATTAGACCCGGTCGACCGGGTCGACGATAAGTTAATTCGAAAGGGCGCATATGATCAAAGAACGGCCGATTTTTTAAATCGAAATATTTCCGCCGGCGGAACCTTTATCAATATAGGCGCTCACCATGGATATTTTAGCCTAATCGGGGGAAGCCGGGCAGGGAAAGGCGGAAACCTAATCGCGGTCGAGCCGGACCGGGTTAATTATTCAATCCTTCAAGAAAATATAGAAAGAAATGTTTCATTTTTGGGAAGCTCCTTGGCAATATGGGCCGGCGCCTGGGATAAAAAGGCGACGTTGCGCCTTGCCGGATCCGGAAGCCTATCCCAAATTGACCCGGACCCGAAAACGGATCGCCCGGGAGAAGCTATTGATTTGTTTCCGATTGATGAAATACCCGGGACAGCCGGCGTTATTGATTGTATGAAGATTGATGCCCAAGGGGCCGAAATAAAAATATTGAGAGGCGCACAAAAAACCTTGGAAGAAACGCGGGCCTTGATTGTAGAATATTGGCCCGCCGGGATTGCCGCCATGGGGGACGCTCCGGGCGATATGATTCCCTTATTGAAAAAGGCGGATTTCCGCGTATGTATGTATTCTTCCGGAATTTTTATAGACGCAACACAGAGGGATCTTGACGCGGCAACGCCCGGCCCTCGCCATTGTATAAATCTATATTGTAAAAACATCTAGAGATGTTTAAGGGGATTCTATATAGCCGCCTAAAATAATACTTGTCTATTTCCCCTTTCTATGCTCCAATTGACCCCGGAAGGGATTGATATGAGCTTTAACAGCCTTTTAATCAATACCGTTATTATCAAAAATGAAACCTTCACAACTTCCGGGGAACCGGCCGCAGCCGTTCAAACCTCGGAAAAGGCCCGAATCGAATATAAAAATAAAATCGTTCGGGATTTCAAGGGGGAAGAAAAATTAAGCGAAGCCCGGATCTTCTTAAAGGCTAACACGGTCGCCGTTCCCGAAAGCCTGATTATTTATGACGGCCGGGAGCATACGATTTTAAGCCTTACCAAAGCCCAAGACGCTCACAAGATCCATCATATAGAAATCTATGTAAGATAAAATGCCAAACAAAAAGCTTTCCCAAAGGGCGGTTTTTGATGATTCCGATTTTCAACAGAAATTCGGGATTCTGGTATCAAAGGTTATGCCCGCCTTATTGGAAAAAGCAGGATTTCAAACAGGCACCCTGGTTATTGCGGACGCCATTAAAGAAGAGCCGCGGGCGCCCCATAAATTCGGGCGGTTATGGAATTCCCAAACAATCAAGGTTCGGGTCGTCGACCATCGGGTCGAAATTGTATTAGGATTCAATACACAATACGCGGCCCGATTGCATGAGGCCCCGGACGGCTGGAACTGGACCCTTGACGGATCCGGGCCTAAATACTTATCGACCAAACTTGCCCGCCATAAAGACGATCGCTATATTCCTAAGTTTGCCGCTGTTATAAAAGCGGGAATGCGGAATTAAAATGATTGAAGAATTAGCCGCTTTTATTGATGCACACACAAGCCTCATCTATGGGACAAATCTTTTCATCGGCCATTTACCCAAAAAGACGGCCGCCGGAACCATTCCACCGGCTCGGCATGTTATCATTTTGGAGAACAATCCCGGGGCCTTGGATTTTTATGTCCCGGAATCCGGACAATATGAATATCAATTTTTGTGTGAAAGTAATACCTATCTAACGGCCCGGGCGGACGCCTATGAGATATTCCGTTTCCTACACGGAACCGCCGGCTGGGAACTTCCAATTATAACCAGCGGAGAATTCTATCGGATCAATTCGGCCGCAGCGGTCGCGCCTCCGGCTTCCGTTACGAATCCAAGCGAAGCCGGGACCTTTGCTTTTTCCGTAAATTTTATATTAAATATAAGCCGGGACTAAAACCCGGTCCGGGGAAACCCGGGAAGGAGAATTATCATGGCACAGCCTCTCCCTATCGGCGACATGGGGCCGGCCCAAGTAACCTGGGATCCGGACGGAACGCCGGTCAACTTCGGACCGTTCAAAGGCCCGATCGAATTGACCGCTTCCGATGAAGTAAACAAGATTTTCGAAGAGGGGTACGGAGCCGCTCCGGTTGACGCGGTTTTCGCGGGTACGGTTATGGAACTTTCCATGCCCATGACCCGGTCGACGCTTCAACAACTTTTAACCGCCCTTCCCGGATCAAGCCTTAACGGCGGCGGCGACGTTCTCACCATTTCGAACAAATGCGGCGGGAATATGTACCCCGATGCAAAGCCCGTCGTTATCAAGCCCATGGTGGACAACGTTGCGACGGCCGTCAAGACAAAATGGACCCGCGTTTTTAAATGCTATCCGTTCAAGGCCTATTCGATTACTTTTTCGAATAGCGACCAACGGGTCCTCCAAGTCAAATTCATGGTATTCCCCTCGCAGGAATCCGGCGAAGTCGGGAAATATCACAGCATCGGGAGCATTTAAGGCATGGAAATTACAACCAAAGGCCCTTTGAAAAAACCGATCGAAATAACGATCGACGGCAAGGTTTATCATGTCCGCCGGATTAGCCGGCCCGTTGCTATCGAAATATCCGCCTATGAAAAAGAAATGAGGGGCGGAAACCTGGAAGCCGTTTATAAACAATTGGCCCTTTATATTGACGCGCCCCAAGAAACCATCGACGCGATCGATATTACGGACCTTCGGGCGATTCAGAAATATATTACGGACCGCGTTTATGAACGGATAACAGGAACGGAGCCGGACGCAACGCCGGAAGAAAAGACAAAAGCCGCGGCGGAGCTAGAGGAAAAAAACTTGCCGAAGCCTGGGGAGACTCCGTCTGTAGGATAAACGAAGCCTTCCCCGGGCTTTTCACTTTCCAAGATTTCTTGGAAATGGACCTTCGAGACTTCCGGTTTTTTCATCGAAAGGCCCAAGCCCAAATGATGAAACAGGAAATCCGGATTGCGGAATGCGTCCGTTTAGCCGTAAACGGCGATAAAGAACAATTCGGCGATTACTTCGAAATTCGACGGTTAAGAATCATTCATCTTGAAAGCGGAGAAGATTTATGAGCTCCTTCGGAGGATTCGTCGCCGGCGCTATTGTATCAAGCATAACCCTTGATAAAAAAGGCTGGGACGATAACGTCGCCGCCGTATCAAAATCATCGAAAACTTTAGGCGACGATATAACCAAACATTCAAAAGGCTGGGATACGCTGGGGAAAACGGCCGCGGTTGCCGGCGTCGCCATGATGGCCGGCTTTGGATTTGCCGCGAAGGGCGCCGCGGACGCGGCCGAAACAACGGCGAAATTTGGGACTATCTTCGAACCTGTAATGAATAAGGCAAATTCCGCCCTTGAAAATTTAACGCAAAATTACGGCCTGAGTTATGACGGCGCCCGAACCATGCTTTCAGGGACGGGGGATCTTTTAACCGGCCTAGGGGTATCATCCGACGCGGCCCTCGACCTTTCCCTAAAAACTCAACAATTAGCCGTCGACCTTGCCTCCTTCCAAAATTACGCAGGAGGGGCGGCCGGCGCTTCCGATGCTTTAACCAAGGGTATGTTAGGGGAAAGGGAAATGCTAAAGGGCCTCGGGATTGTTATCACCGAGGAAATGGTTAAGGAACAGTTATTAAAAGACGGGAAGGAAAAATTAACCGGGATGGCCCTTTATCAGGCCCGGGCATACGCAACCCTCACGCTTGCAACCCTTCAAAGCAGAAATGCGGTCGGGGATTTTCACCGGACGCAGGAAAGCCTCGTTAACCAGACACGAATTATGCAGGCTCGCTTTACGGATTTGAAAAACGAAATAGGAGCCGCATTATTACCCATTATCACAAAGGCAACTACCTTTTTTGCCGGGCTTTTTTCCCAACTTGCCGGATTCGCTAAGGATCATCCTAAAATTGTATCCGCCTTCACCTTGACAGGCGCCGGGCTTGCCGGGATTTTAGTAGTAGGCGGCGGGCTTTTGGTTTTAATCCCGAAATTGATATCCGGGGTCGAGGCGATAACGACCGCCTTTCATATGTCGGCGATAAAAATAGGGGTCATGACCGGAGGAATCACGCTGCTAGTCGCGGCGGCGGCTGGAGCCGTTGCCTTATTCCTTACCTATAAAGACGCAGAGGACAAAGCGAACGCAGCGGCCGATCAATTCAATGAAACCAATATAAAACTTAATAATAAATTATACGAATTGGTTAAAACAGGCGCTATGACCGTCGACGAATTTTATAAATTGAATGATCAATTTAAGGGAAATTCGGCGGAAATGGCCGTTTTTATTAAACATGGCGGAGCCGGAATAAAGGCCCAAGAAGGCCTCGCCAAGGTCGGGGCGGAGCATAATAAGGTCATAGAGGATCAAGCCAAAAAGATTAAAGACGCGCTAGTCCCGGCGATAGATAACGTTGTTTCAAAGGAAGATAAATGGGCCGAATTTTATAAATCTTTAGGGATCCCGACACAAAAGGAATGGAACGAACAAGTCGCCTTTAATGAAAAAGGGATTAAACTTTTAACCGCGGCTTTCGAAGCCGGATTAATGTCGCCAGAAGTTTATGCCCAAAAAATGGATGGATTGAATAAAAACTTGTGGGACCTTGGCCGTTTCACAGAAACCGCCCTTCCCCCAAGCCGCGATTTATCAGACCTGATGAAATATTCCCCGAATTTTACCGAAGGGGCCGCCTTTGGTTATAAAACCCTTGATGATGCTATCGAAGAGGCGGCGGATAAAATGGGTATGTCGGCAAATACCGCCCGGCTTATGACTTATGAATTAATGCGGCTTAAAATGGCCGCCCTCGGGATAACCATGCCGGATTTTCGAATACCGGACGATACAAAACAAGAATTAAAGCAGGATACTAGCGATATCGGCGGATACTGGGACGGTTTAATGAATTCCGTTTCTACGAAATGGGGGACAACGATCGATGATTTTATAGGGGGATCCGCTTCCCTTGAAACAACCTGGAACCGAATGTGGAAAAATTTAAGGGAAACGGCCGTAACCGAATTAGGCCGGGTCGTGACTGAATGGGTCGTAAACGGGGTAAAGAAAATGATTTCCGGCGGAGCCGACGCGGCCGCCGGAGTCGGCGAATCCATGAAAGGAATCGGAAGCGCCGTTTCTTCGGCCGCAACAACGGCCGGATCCGTTTTGGGCGGGCTTGCCTCTTCGATCGGCGGAATTATTACAACGCTTGCCAGCGCTATAGGAACCGCCATCGGTTCAATCGCCGCCGGAATAGGGGTCGCTATAACAACCCTTGCCACCGCTATAGCCACAGCGGCGACAACCCTCGCCGCAGCCGCGCCGGCGCTTTTAACGGTCGGGGCCATAGCCGTCGCCATTTATGCGGGCTTTTCCGCAATTAATGCCCTATTGGCTTCGGGCGGCGGCGGAGCAGGGGACGGAATGGGCCGGGTCGTTGAACGGCAAGACCGCTTCCTTGCGATATGGGAGTCATGGGCGCCCGATATTTTAGCGATTTCTGTTTATTGCCAGAGCCGGCTGGATAGAATCGTCGACCAATTCGATAACATGGCCGGGTTAATATCGAATGTTGGCAATAGCATTGTTTCGGGATTGGACAAGATAAGCTCGGCCATATCTTCAATTCCCGCAGCGGCCGAAGGCATGATTGTTTCCCAACCCGGGCTTGTTAGTGTGGGAGAAAAGGCACCCTTTGAAAAAGAGATAATCGCCCCGATTAAAAACTTTCAAGATTTTGCGGCCGGCGGCGGAGGATTGAAAAAGGTCCTCGAGGGAATAGGGGGAAGTTTAAAATCAGCATTCACAACGGCCGAAAGCGGATGGAAGAAAACCTTCGAGCAAGCCGGCGGAGGAATGAAAAAAGCGGTCGAGCAATCCGGCGGAAGCTTGAAAAAGGCGATATCGGACGCCGGGAAAAAGAAACAAGAATCCGAATCATCCGGGGGAGGAATTAAGAAAGCCTTTTCGGAAGGCGGCGGCGGAAGCAAAAAAATAACCCCCGCTAAAGAAATTGAAGGATTCGGCGGATCCGCGAAAAATGGGGGGAAAAAAGGCGGCGGCGGCGGATCCGTTTCAATAGCGCCCGTAATTAACATTTCCGCTTTAGATGGAAATTCCGTTCGGGACATTTCGAGAAAAAAAATCATGCCGGAATTAATCGCAATGTTAAAATCAAACATGTCGAAAACAGAACTAAGGGAAGCCCTGGGGATTTAAAATGTTTCAATATTCAAAAACGAACCTATTGACGGCGGCAACCTTATCCGATACGTCGACGGAAAACGCTATTTACATAGATGATTATTTATACGACGGCCGGCCCTCAAAGCCGTTTTATTTCACGGCCAAAACAAGCCAATGGATCAAAATCGACTTAGGCGGAGCCGTTTTCGTCGACATTTTCGCTATCTTTAACCATAACTTCCTCTCCGCGGCAACCCTGGGGATTCAAGGCAACGCCGCCGACGCCTGGGGCGCTCCATCCTTTACGGCCGCGCCGGCCTGGAGGAAAGATAATTTCTATCATAGGCCCCGGGTTACATATGAATGGTGGAGATTTTTAATATCCGACGCAGGGAATCCGTATTATCCCCGGGTCGGGGAATTATGGCTTTCATCTTCCCTTTCGACATTTGCAAACGCGCATGCCCAGCCGGGCCGCCAGGATGGCCTCGGGATTGAGGCGATCGAAACGCCGACGATATACGGCCAAGACTGGGACGTATTCTTATCTTCGGCGGAGGATTTCACCTATTCGATTTATAACCTTTCGGATCCGGACAATATCGACGATTTGCAAACCTTCATTGAGGATATTAAGGGACCGGAAGGGCGCTTTTTGTTCATTCCGGATCCAGGCAAGCCGCATGTTTATTTGGCAAAGCTTACGGG